TAGATAAAGTGTATTTTTCCTCATCGTCTACTGTCATCTGAATCCTTACACCGTTATGAACTTTGTCTTTTACAACTATATTACCTCCCATCGCTTCATCATATTCCTTCTCAGTTACAGGATACTCTTCTATACTCTCCGGTCTATAGTCATGCTCCTCATCCTCTATCTCTTCATCCTCTAAACCAGCCTCAACCGGTTTAACAATAGAAGAAAGATAAGCGGCGATTTTTTCATAACCAGGCTCAGCTTGAATTTGCTTAATAAAGGACTTAAGTTGTGCAACGGTGCTAATCTTGTCAGCATAATCTTCAACCTCTGTTAACGCTTCCTCTTCTATATCAACTCCCTCTTCACCGAGATGGGCGCGAATTTCACCAAGAATTTCGTAGATCGCAGAGGACACGCGGATTGATTCAACAGCTGAAGAAATAGCATCAGTAAGAGCATCATCAAGCTCTTTACCTGATTTTGACTTTCTAACCTCTTTAGCTATAGCCTCAGCAGCTGCTTGTGCAGCGTACTTCTCTTCTCTACCCCTATTTACACCAACACCATTAATAAAATTATCTAATGTTTCTTCAATTCTTGCAGCGATCGCATCTTTATTTTGGTTAATAAGATCCTGCTTAGCTTGAAGTACTGCTAGCATCGCTTGCTTCTTACCTGAAAAACCAGGAGCTTTTTTAATTGCATTAAGCTCATCATCACTTAAAATATCCATATAATAAAGGGTTTCTCTTATAAATTTAATAGTATCGAGTGGCGCAGCACTTAGTCCACCAGCTCTCATTTTTTTAGTGATCCCTCCAAAAGCCGGGTGAGCCTTCGCATAAGGCGATACACGCGCTTCAGATAATACTTGAATGCGATTAAATAAACTATTAAAAGAACTCATATACAATTTATTTATGGAAAATAAGCTTAATTACAAAGATTTTAACGAAATGACACATAAAAAAATATGTGAACTTCCTGGTATAGGCAGAACAACAGCTACACGAATTATAGCTAATAGGCCATATAGAAGCGATCAAGATCTATTTAAAATAAAGGGTCTAGGTAAAGCTACACTAGAGAAACTAGGCATTAAAAAAGCTAAAAAAGAGAGAAAAAAATGGATGTATCACCCGGATGAAGACGACGGTATTTTATACCCCCACTCGACGTTTGCTTATGATACTGATAACGGCAAACTTGACTTTTTTTGGAGAATTCCACGCGAACGTAGAAAATATCTTGAAGAGTAATAAATTAATATATAATGTGTGCTATATTTGGGTCATATGATAAGAGCATGTTCGAAGTGCTCTATGAAGCAAACAAAGAACGTGGTAATTTTGCAAGTAGTATAGTTACTATTGGTGTAGAAGATGTATATATTGGAAAGTTTAATGGTAATATTAATTTTGATAAGGTATCTTACGGTAATGATTTCTCTTATGTAACAGGTCATGTACAAGCTCCTACATCATCAACAAGAGAATGGTCCTATGATACGTCACATCCTTTTGAAACACTATCTTGGTTAGTAAGTCATAATGGTGTTCTTACTAATGAAGAAGAGTTAAGAGATCACTATGTTCCGCATGTTGTAAATCCGGTAGATACAGCGTTAATTGTAGAGCTATTGCAATATTTTACTGAGAGTGAAAAGGGAAAGCCTGATCCTGTAAAGTCTATTACTAAAACGCTAAACGTATTGCAAGGTACCTTTGCTTTATCTATAATTGATACAGATACTAGTGAGATTTATTTAGCGAGAAGCGGCTCTGTTTTACATTATGATAGACTTGGTAATTTTTCTACAAACCCTGGCATAGGTTATACGGAGTTACCGGAAGGTGATATTATGAGACTTAATAAGAAGACTAAGAGGTGGAATAAGGTTGGTACGTTTGAGGTAAATTCTCCGTTTATATTTTTATGAGTACTTTTATATACACGCCAACGAAAGATAAGAAGGAAAACTGCCTCTTATATCAGAGTAATAACGATCATGATATTTTTTATCAGGAGGGTAATAAGAATCCCTTAGCGAAAGTTTATAATAAAGCTATCGATTTTGCTATTCAAGAAGATATTGAATATCTTATCCTAACACACGACGATGTTATCCTTGAGAACCTCGACTACGAAAAGTTAAAGAGGCATTTTGAAACTTATGATGTTCTCGGTGTTGCTGGTGCCTCGCAAATCACTATCCAAGAGCCAGTTTTATGGCACTTAATGGGAGGCGGATTTGGTAGCGGTAATCTACATGGTGCAGTTGCTCACTTACACAACGAAAAGAAATCAATGACCGCGTTTGGTCCATATCCTCAGCAGTGTCTAATTATGGATGGTGTTTTTCTCGCTATTTCGAGAAAAGTATTCAAAGAAGTTCGTTTTGATGAAGACTGCCCGTCCGGTTTTCATATGTATGATATTGATTATACGTTGAGTGCATCTCTCAAAGGATTTAAGTGCGGAGTAATCGATAACTACATCACACACGCGTCTCCCGGTCTTAGAGAGTTTACAGAAGATTGGAAAGAGGGTCAATCGTGGTTCCTAGAGAAGTATAAAAAATATAAAGGTAAGGTATTGAAGGTATAAGTTGAAAAATAATTATTACCTCATATAATGATTCTGTGAGTCGACTTGATTTAGATACGTTTGAAGATATTCTGATATATAAATCGCTAACTGATAGCGGTTATCTTGCATCTATTGCAGATATTGTTAAACCTGAATACTTTAAGAATAAAGCTATCTCGGATATCTTTAAAATAGTTAAAGAGTTTACAGAAAAGCGTAATAAATTACCTACGACAACGGAGATTAAAAATTATCTTATTACTGATGAGCAAAAAGCAGCGTTCAAGCAGCTAGTGCAGTCGTTTAGTGAGATAGATAAGACTTTAGATAACGACGAACTCTATGAAAATACTGAGCGCTTCTTAAAAGAGAAAGCTGTATATCATACAATGCTTGAAGTAGCGTCTGATGTATCGAAAAGTGAAGTAGATACTTCTGAAGTTCTTAATAAGTTTGAAAAATCTTGTAATATTAGTCTCGTTACTGATCTTGGATTGGATTTGTTTGGTGATATTGATACCGTTATTGATGATCTAAATGCTGTAGAAAAATTTATACCCTCGAAGTGGGAGTGGTTAGATGATGCGCTTGGAGGAGGTTTTCTAGAATCTGGAAAAGCTTTATATGTATTTGCAGGTGAAACAAATATTGGTAAGTCTATCTTCCTTGGTAATATTGCTAGTAATATTGCATCGCAAGGTAAAAATGTGTTACTGGTTACGTTAGAGATGTCGGAGCTTCTTTATGCTCGTCGTGTTTGTACTAAGGTTACTAAAATTCCTATGAAAGAGTTAGCGGTGAATGAGCATGCTATCAAGCAAGCAGTTAACTCTGAACCTGGTAAAATCTTTATTAAAGAGTTTCCTCCTTCAACGATTACGCCTAATCAACTAAAAGCGTTTATTAAAAAGTTTGGTGAGAAGGGTATCAAACTGGATGCTATTGTTCTTGATTATCTTAACTTGCTTCATTCTTCTATCGGTAATAACTCGTACGAGCGTATTAAAAATGTAACAGAGCAAGTACGAGCTATGTCTTACCTCTTTAATTGTCCTATTATATCCGCGACGCAGTTAAATAGATCGGGATTTGATCAGGATAATCCTGATCTTGCTACTATTTCTGAATCTATCGGTCTAGCTGCAACTGCTGATGTTATTACTAGTATATATCAAAATGATGAAGACCGCGAGATGAATATTGTAAGATTGGGTATGATGAAAAATCGATACGGTGCTCGTGGTATGACGCAAGCTATGTCTATAGATTACTCTACGTTAACTGTAGAGCAAACTGATGATGTTGATTTGGAGGATGATGTAGATAGCAGTATCCTTAATACCCTTGCAGGACTTGCAAGCTAAAAAAGTGCGTATAAATAACCTAAGTGAACATACTAGTATTTACAGATACTGATTTAGATGGTTCTGGATCAGCTCTTTTTATTAAGTGGTTATATAGTAGCAAGCTCAAAGACTTTATTGTTGTAGAGACAACAGAGTCAATGATTGTAAATGAATTTAGAAACAGAGCAGAGACGCTTGATCATTTTGATAAGATATTTGTCTTAGATTTATGCTTGACTAAAGAGCAAGCTGAATTTATTGATAGGCAAAACTTAGTGGTAGTTGATCACCACCTACCACATGTTAAAAATAGAAACGCGTATAAAGAAGGTAAGGCTATTATTGAAGAATATTCATCTTGTAGTAAACTACTACAAGATAAATTTAAAACAGCTGTTAATTTAACACCAGAGCAAGAAGAACTCATTACGTATATCGATGACTATGATTGTTACTCTTTAAAACATAAAGACTCTTTAAAGCTTAACGCAATCTATAAAACATATAATAGACCTAAAGCAGAAAAATTTATTGAAGCATTTTATAATGGTTTCCGACCATACAACGTACACGAAAAAAATTCAATAAAACTCTTTATTAATAAGTTTAGAGAGCAACTATACAATACACCTAACTTCGGTAAGATTAAAAACTATAGTGCGGTTGCGATATTTGCTGATTTCTCAGTAAGTGAAGTAGCCCACTATTTGATAACTAAATATAAAGCCGAGATAGGTATAGTAGTTAATCTCAAAAATAATACCGTGTCGTTTAGGCGTTGTACGCATTGCGATATGGATGTAAGCATCTTAGCAGAGACGCTCTGTGATGGTGGCGGATCACCAGCAGTAGCAGGCGGTAACCTCACAGAACGATTCGCAAATTTAATTAAAGACTTCAAACCATGTACGTAGCCGACTCCCCAACAAAATCGATTATTGACAACGAAACAGATCATTTGCTTCTTTCGTTTTGTACTTTTTGCACACAGTTAAAAGGTAAAAAATTATCTTTACAAAATATTTTTGTACTACTGCTAAAAGAAGAAAAGTTGCGAAACATTTTAAAGGATCTTTTATGTATTGACAATAATTATGAATTGGTACAAATATTCTTGCAATTTGAGCCTACGATAGTAAAATCAAAGTATATTACGAAGTATCTCAACGCGAATAAGGGTATTAAACTATGATCACAAAGAAAGAGGAAGCAATTTACAATAGTTATTTGTATGCCTCTCGAAGTGCTCAAGACAAGCCCACAAAATTCAGACGTAACTTTGATAATATGTCTGATAAAGACGTAGTATGTCTTAAAAAATTATCTTTATTTTTTGATAAGTATCGCAATATAAGTTATAGTAACTGGTTTGCATCTCCATACAAAGTCTATAACGCATTTGAATATTTCGATTTACACTTCTTCACAACAAGAAAAGCTCTTAAATGCTATACAATGTATATGAGAGACCGCGAGCTTAATTCACCAGATAGCGAAGAGTCAATAGAGCTGTTAAAAACGTGTCTCTCTTTTATCTATAATTATTGTAAAGATAATTCCATTACGGTAGATGAGTATAAACGAATGCAAGAAGATAAACTACCTCTTATACTTCTACATTTAAAAGAGCATAAACTTAACTTCTATATGCTACACGCTTTAGAAGCTGATGCAATAATTAAGAGTGTTGAAACAAGCATCCTTAATTTTATTGTAAAAGATTTTTGGACAATTTTCTCTCAAACACGGACTGCATTAATCAGTTCGCGAATATTAAAAGAGAAAGCAAAAAAAGGAATAGAAATAATAAACAAAAAATTAGTTGAAAAATAAACACAATAAAATATAATAGTAATATGAGCGCATTTAATGTATCAATGTTTGAATCGATCAAAGGAGCCCTTGCGGCTAGTGAAAGTAAAAATCAATCTTCTTTTACGGAGATCTTAACCTGTAAGCCAGAAAATACGTATACCGTCCGACTTCTACCTTATGCGAAATCGCCTAAGGATACCTTCTTCCATTATTACAATCATGGATGGGAGTCTTTTGCGACTGGTCAGTATGTGCAGGCCTTGAGCCCGCAAACTTTCGGTGAAAGAGATCCTATTGCTGAAGAACGTTATCGCGCTACTCGTATGGGTAGTGAAGAAGAGAAGGAAAAAGCGCAAGCTATTCGTCGTACGGAAAAGTGGCTTGTTAATGCTTACGTTATTGATGATCCTACTAATCCTGATAATAACGGTAAGGTGAAGATGTTTAGATATGGTAAGCAAATTCATAAAATTATTACTGATGCTATCGAGGGTGAAGATGCTGAAGAGTTTGGTCCTCGTATCTTCGATCTAGGTCCTAATGGTGTTAATCTTAAGATTAAGGTTGAACGTCAAGGTGAGTATCCGACATATGTCTCCTCTCGCTTTACTACTGCGGGTAAGCTTGATCTATCTGAAGATCAGCAGAAAGAGATTTATGAAAATGTCTTCGATCTTAGTCAAGTCTTTCCGGTTCGTTCTTATGACGAGCTTAAGGAAATGCTTAATGAGCATTACTTCTGTAATTCAGGTTCTGAAGAACCGACTTCAGCTCCTGCGCAGCAAACTTCTATGGCGACCCCAGCTACAGCGCCTGTAGAGCCGACTTCAGCTTCTACTAGTGCGCCTACTCCAGATGATACTTCTATGGAGGATGACATTGATGAATTGCTCAAGGATCTTTAATAATGAATGATCAGGAAAAAAAAGCTTTGCTTCAGTTTATGGGGCAGGTATACGGTGAGACTAAAAAGCATGATGAAATGCTAGTTAGTAGCTCTACTAACCTACAACCTAAATCTAATGAAATTAAAAACGCTTTTGAGCAAACACTTAAAGTTAACGCACAACCTACTGCTCCGGCTCCGCGACCTGCGGAGCCGGCTCCAGTTGTTACTCCAACAATCGTAGAACCAGATCAGGCAATTAAAGAGCTAGCTGCTGAACCGGTTCCAGAAAATAATAATGTACCTGTACAGAGTTCTGAAGAAAGTAATAGTGCTGGTCAAGAGCTACAACTTGAGCTCGATTTAGTAGAGCAAACGAAATTAGAAAGAGTCATCGAGCTGTTAGAACGACAAACTAAATTACTGTCAAATATTAATAACAGCATTCAAGAACTTACACCTAAAAAAGATTTGATTAATAAGCAAACTAAGCTACCATCAAAGCGTAATGGAAAGAGTATTTCACGTAAAGAACCGAAGTGAGTTTTTAAAGTACTTAGATTCTGTATCTAAGATTAATGATAGTGCGATCTTTGATATTAAGTCTGATAGTATTACTAGTCTTGTATCTTCTGCAGATAACACTCTTATTCTTCTCTCGGAGTTTGTAACGGAATCTAATTTTACTACGACAATTAATGTACCTGATATTAAGAAGTTGTATCGTGTTTTAGAAACTATTAATGAGGATGAGTTTGATCTTAAAATTAATGGTAATAATCTAGAGTATAAAGGTAAGAACTTAAAGTTTAAATATCATTTATTTGAAGAAGGCTTTCTTACTAGACCGAACCTTAATATTGAAAAAATTCGTAACTTTACGTATGATGTAACGTTTAATATTACGAAAGCGGTACTGCAACAATTATTCAAGGGTAGTACGTTTGCGTCTGAGACGAATAAAGTTTATATCTATACTGAGGATGGTGATCTTAAAGCTGAGCTAACTGATAGAGCTAGACATAATACTGATAACTTTACGATTACTATCGATAGTGCTGACTTTCAATTAGAACCTATTCCGATAAACTTTGATAATATTCGGTTGATGTCGGCGATTGATAATGATTATACGTTTAATGTTAATACGGATCATGGAGTAGTAGTTGTTGATAATAATTCAAATAGTATTAAATTAAAGTATATTATATCTTCTTTAACGCAATGATTAACAGACATACAAAAAATAAACTTCGGACTGCTGGTTACTTTATTAAACGTTTACGTGATAGTGGCTTCAATACAGTTCGTATCTATAACGGGTATAGTGAAGCGGATCCACGTAAATGGACTATATTAGTTGATCCGGGCAATACTTCTGTTTTTATTACCTGTTTTGAGAATCACCCATTTAAAGGAGAGTTTCTATTTACTTTTGACGATGGTGGTCAAAGATTTAGAGCAGGTTATAACCTGAAAACCGACTCAATTGAAGTCGTAGTAAATAAGCTACTTAGTAATGATGTCGCAGCATCAGAAAAAAAATAAACTGTGTAAAAAACGTGACATGTTTGCTGTGCAAACAGGTGATTACGTTGGTCAGATGTTTATTGTTGTTGATGTGGATGCCGATAATATTGGTTGTCTAAGTGTGCCGGATATGAAAAACGTAAAAGTTCCTATTGATTCTTTTGAAATCGGAAGGAACAATGATATAATAAAATTTGTAGAAAGACTACCTCGTAGTGTTTACGAAGTGTCTGAAGCGCAATATATAAAGAATAATGAAAACGTTAATCATTGATGGAAACAACCTCGTTCATAGAACCTTCTGGGTTGCGAAAACGCAAGCTAAGCGTATAAACGCAGATGATCTAGAGCAGCTAGCAAATTTTCATATTTACTTTACGCTTAATGCAGCCTTCTCCTATGTAACGAAATATCAACCTACAAAGACGATTGTTGTATGGGACGAAAAGCCTGAGTATAAACAGAATACGCGTAAAACGGAATTTGCTGAATATAAAGGTAATAGATCAAGTGATCCTTCACCTCATCAAAATAATGAGGTTATTAAACAAATGCTTAAAAACTTAGGCATTGCATCTATCTTTCCTAAAGAGCGAGAAGCTGATGATATTGTAGCTTATATTTGTAAGACCTTTAAAGGTCAGAAAGTTATTGCATCAGTAGATAGAGATTTCTTGCAGTTGGTTGATGAGGATACTATTCTTTTTGATCCGATCAGAAAGAAGGAGTTTACGCAAGATAATTTTGAAGAAGAAACTGGCTGGTCTACTATCAAAGATTGGATGGTAGCTAAGTGCTGTACAGGTGATAAATCTGATAATGTACCTGGAATTAGTCGATTCGGTAAAGCGAAGATTAGAAAGCTTATTAATGGTAATATCTTTCTTAACGAAGAACAGCAGAAAATTTACGATAGAAACTTTCGATTGTTTGACTTACATCAAATAACTGATATGTCAGAAGAGTGTGAGTATTACGAAAAGCAGCTTAACGAAACTGTTAAACCTAACTGGGAAGAGTTCTTAGAAGAGTGCGAGCAACGCGAGTTAAATGCACTTCTTAAGAAGAAGGATGTTTGGTATAACTTGTTTATTTTTAAATCGAAGCTATCTCAGTTACTCGGTTAAGGATAGATTTTTAAAAAATAGTCCGTAAAATAAGGTGGATGATTGTACCTGAAGATTTTGCAATTACAAAATTTTTTGAACTTGGTCATAGACCAATTTACAATAAATTTACAGGTGTATATCAGTGCGCATGTCCGATATGCCGCGAAGGTAAAAGCTTTCATACAAAGCGTAGATGTTTCTACATACCTAAAAACGAGAATATCTACTGTCATAACTGCGGCTGGAGCAGTAAGCCGTTTAAATGGATAACTGAAGTTTCCGGAGCTACAGATACAGAGCTTATTGAAGAAATTAAAGAATATACACCTGATGTTGAGACAATAATTGATGCAGCTAATGCAGCCGAAGCAACACGTGTTGTTAATACAGAAACATTACCTAAAGATAGTATTAATTTATCGGATACGGTACAGGTAGATTTTTATAAAGATAGTGCTGTTATGCGCGCCGTGCAATGGCTTATTAGATCGCGTAGACTGGATACAGCTGTTAATAGACCAGATAATTTATATCTATCTCTTGCTGATAAAGTGCATAAAAATAGATTAATTATACCGTTTATTAATGAAACTAACTCTATTGAATTTTATCAAACTAGAACTGTTTTAAATAGAGATAACAAAATAAAGCCTAAGTATCTAGGTAAAGTTGGTGCAGAAAAAACCTTATTTAATATCGATAAAGTTGACAGTAATCATGATACTGTTTATATTTTTGAGGGACCGATTAATGCGTTCTTTACTAAAAACTCTATAGCAGTTGCAGGTATTACAGAACGTGGAAAATCGTTTACTGTTAGACAGGAACAGCAGTTAGATGGTACGTTGAAACTATATGAGAAGGTGTGGATTCTTGATTCTCAATGGATCGATCAAGCTTCATTGATAAAGTCTGAAGCTCTACTTCAACAAGGAGAGCGCGTGTTTATATGGCCAGAGAAGTTTGGTAGACGGTTTAAAGACTTTAATGATATTGCTATAGCATGTAAGGTCGATGAGATAGGATGGGATTTTTGTCAAAAAAATACCCTCCAAGGTCTGGAGGGTATTATTAAGTTATCTGAAATTAAAAAATTTAGAAATATGCAATAGATTAAATTAATCTTGCATCATACATACTTGAATTGAGGGTTGTCAGTTTGTGCAAGATACCCTCTAAATGACTCAGCTAATGATGCTAGTTCTGTTGCAACACGTGCAATTTTTCTCTGCTCAGATTGCTTCATACGATCGAAAATAGTATCTGGCTCTGCATGAGATAGCTGTGATTGAATCGAAGATGGCTCTTGACCATTTAAGTAATGCAAAAATTCATCCATTTGAGAGATCCATCCTTCAAGCTGGGCTCTCATCTCTACTGCATGCTCAGCACTAGCTTTTGCAGCTTTAGTAGCAGCGTCATCTGCATCTAAATCCGGTGTTGCATCCACATCAAACTCATTTGCATCTGTGCCCTGATCAAGAGAAGCTTCAAAAGCTTCTCTATCTGCTTTATCATCTTCATTAAGCATGGTAAAAAATTTCTTTTCAAACTTAGTCATGTAATTATTTATGCCAAAGCATAAATATTTTAAGGATGAATAACGGATATTATCCATATAGTATACAACGAGACCCCGCAATCAGCTTTAAGCTTGATACCGAGGGACAAACACGGAAATATAAAGACGAAGAGAAGCTTCAAAAGGCTCCTCCTACTCTACCTTTCGAGCTTAATAATATTGTAAGTGTGTTAGGAGATGCGTTCGTATCTCTTACAGAGCTTAGAAAAATGTTGGATCATGCTAAACAAAGCGAGCTTATTAATAAAGTAGGTGTCGAAGCTATACAGGAAAAAATCGATAATATTAACCAAACTTTGCTTGAAATATCAGAAGATCTATCTATAATAGATATATGAGTATAATAAAATCTTTACTTATTACATCTTTTATATCTCTTCTTTTTAGTTACGGTTTAAGAAACATAATTGGGTTTTGGGAAACCTTTGCTTGCGTAACCGGCTTGCAGATCGTAATTGGGTTTATTTACAATTCATTAAAATTCTCTAAGCAGGAAGAAATAAAGAATGTCTTTGAGGAGGAGATAGCGGAAGTATTATCCTATAGTGATACTATCTTTTCTTGCCCATGTGGTGATTACGCATTTACTGAAAGAGTATTTGTTAATATGGATAATATCTTTAAATGCGAAAAATGTGGTAAGGTTGTTCGTGCTGATGTTAAAATTGAACCTACGCTTATGACAGAAGCTGTTAGTGAGGCAGAAACATATGAAGCTCTTAAAACAATAAATAAAAAGGAACTTTAATATAATATTATTATAATATGAAAACATTTGAGTTTAATCTTAAAGATGGTACTACGAAAACAATGGAATTTGATGAGTTTGTTCGCTGGGCTTGTTTAATTGAAGGTATTGAAAAGGTAGATGATAAATTACAAGCACTAGGAGCAGCTGAAAATGATGGTAGTTGGGTAAAGCCGCTAGCATTTGAAAAGTATATAAAAGAACGTTTCCATTCAATGAAGCATGATCTTAAAGTGGAAACAATGATGGGGAGATTGTAATTATAGGTTTGTTGTATGGATTCACGCTGCTAGATAAAGTGCCTGACCAGCGCCCGACCTGCACCGGGAGACATCAACGCGACAGAAGTAAGCATCGGGGACTAACCCGTGAGGTGTGGTTGCCTCGCTGAAACTGTGACCAGCAGTAGCTACACAAGGGACGAGTAGATTCCCGTAGCACGCAGGAGCGTGAATCCATACAACAAGTAATTAATTAACAAGCTCCGACAGCTATAACTGCTGTCCAGGTATCGTTAGTGTAGCCGGCTCCTGCAGGGTTACATCTACTCTTAGATCCACCTGTACTTACAGGAGTCGATCCATCATCGAGAACCCACTCTTCTTCAACATCATCCCATGTCAACTGTGTTGATGTGCCATCACCAAAAAACCCGTCCTCTATACTACCGGTGAGAGTTTCACTACCTGGCGGCCCACTAGTCATTGTAACACAAACCTGAGAAATTGGGGTCCATGGATCACCGCATACATCGCCTATAGTTACTCTTGCACGCCATTCACCTTCAGCTTTGTATCTAAATCCACATGGATTACATCTTCTAAATGATCCGGTAGAGACTTCACTTGCAAAGTGGTCAGGCTCGCCTGGTATATCATCAATTAATTCCCACTCCTGGTTAGCATCGTCCCATTCAAGAGTTGTACCGGTAGTAACACCAATATAACCACCCGCGAGATCACCTTCAAGAATTTCAGTATGTATAACGTTACCTGTTACGAAATCTGTGAATACAGCGCAAACTTCGTCAACCGTAAAGCCATTCTCGGCGCACGTTGTATTACACT